CGTGCGGGAAGGCGACGTCAGTCTGCATGTTCACACGCAAAGCACGCAGGATTTTGCGCGGTTTCTGAAAACCAACAGCCACGCGCTAGCCCCCGGCCTGCGCCAACTGGCGCGCAATTTCACGCCGGTCAAGGGGCGCTAGATGTCCGACGCAATCTTCCCCTCGCTGCCCGGCCTGGCATGGCCCAAGCCCAAGGCGCCGATCTGGAGCACCAAGGTGCAGCAGGCGGTCTCGGGCCGCGAGCTGCGTGCCGCGTTTCGCCAATATCCCATCTACAAATTCACGCTGACGCATGACTTCCTGCGTGGCGGGGCCGAACAGGAATTCCAGACGCTGATCGGCTTCTTCAACGCCCGCAAGGGGTCTTGGGATAGTTTCCTGTACGCCGACCCAGCCGACAACGCGGTGACGGCGCAGAGCTTCGGCACCGGCAACGGCGCCACCACGCAATTCCAGCTGGTGCGCACCTTCGGCGGCGACATCGAGCCGGTGATGAACCTCAACGGCAACCCGGCGATCTACAAGGCCGGGGTGCTGCAGACGCTGGGCGCGCATTACACCGTCAGCAACGGGCTGATCACCTTCGCCACCGCCCCGGCCAATGGCAACGCGCTCACCTGGACGGGCAGCTATTACTACCGCTGCCGCTTCGAGCGCGACAGCGAAGACTTCGAAGGCTTCCTGCAGGACTTGTGGAGCCAGAAGAAACTCTCCTTCTTCGGCAGCCTGGGGCGCAAGCTGTGAAGACCGCACCGCAAGCCCTCATCGATCTGCTCAACAGCGGCCAGCAGTTCATGATGGCCGATCTCTACACCTTCACGCTGGTGAGCGGCACGTTCCTGCGCTACACCAGCTGGGATGCCGACCAGCTCTATTACGGCCAGACGTTTTCCGCAAGCGGCCCGTTGATCGAGCGCAGCCGCGTGCGCACCGTGATTGGCGTCGAAGTCGACACGCTCGACCTGACCATTCAACCCGGCCCGGCGCATATGGCCGGCAGCCAGGCCTGGCTGGCCGCCGCCGCTTCGGGCGCACTTGATGGGGCCCTGGTGCGGCTCGACCGCGTCTTCATGGATGCCGCCGGTGCGATTGTCGGCGGCTATATCAATTTCTCGGGCCGCTGGTCCGACTTCTCGCTGTCGCGCACCGAGATCAAGGCCGCCGTGCGCTCCGACCTCGAACTGCTCAACGTCAAGATCCCGCGCAACCTCTACCAGGGCGGCTGCCTGCACACGCTCTACGATGCCGACTGCGGCATCAATCGCGCCACCAAGGCCGTCGGCGCCACCGTATCGAGCGCCACGCGCACCACGCTGGCCTGTGCGCTGGGGCAGGCGACCGGTTACTTCGACCTCGGCTATATCCACTTCACCAGCGGCGCGCTGGCGGGCACCAAGCGCTCGGTCAAGTCCTACACCCCCGGCAACTTCACGCTGCTCAACCCGCTGCCCCTGGTGCCAACCGCCGGCGACGCCTTTACCGCCTATCCCGGCTGCGACAAAACGCAGGCCACCTGCACCACCAAGTTCGTGAACCTGACGAACTTCCGGGGTTTTCCACATATACCCATGCCAGAACTAGCCAGATGACCCCAGAACAACGCGCCGCCGTCGTCGCCGAAGCGCAGACCTGGCAGGGCACACCATTCCATCACCTGGCACGCGTCAAGGGCGCTGGCGTCGATTGTGCGCAGCTGCTGATCGGCGTCTATCACGCTTGCGGCTTGATCCCCGATATCGACACCGGCTATTACCCGCCCGACTGGCACTTCCATCGCAACGAAGAACGCTATCTTGAAATGCTGCAACAGTTTTGCGACCCGACCGACGATCCGCAGCCGGGCGACATCGCCATGTTCCGCTTTGCGAATTGCGCCAGCCACGGCGCGATTGTGGTCGCCTGGCCGATGGTGATTCATGCCTACATCCGCCGCAAGGTGAGCCGGGCCGATGCCGCCAATGATGTCGAGCTGATCGGCCGTGTCGACAGCTTCTGGACGCTCAAGGAACCCACGCCATGAGCGGCCTGTTCGGCGGGGGCGACACCACGATCAGCACGGTCGATCCGGTTGCTGCCGGCCTGCGCATTCAAACATCCGCCTATGGCCTGTCGTTGCCGCTGGTATATGGCCGCACGCGCATTCCCGGCAACATGATGTGGTATGGCGACTTCAGGCCGATCGCGCACACCGAAACCACCAGCAGCGGTGGCGGCGGCAAGGGTGGCGGCGGCGAGGTCAAAAGCTCGCACACCACCTACACCTATACAGCCGCCTTCGCGCTGGGCTTGGGCGAGGGACCGTTCTCGGCCATCCATTCCTTCTGGCGCGACAAGGACTTCATTGCCGATGCGTCCAGCGTCTTCACCATCAAGCTCGGCACCTATCCGCAATCGGTGTGGAGCCACCTGAGCAGCAACCACCCGGCCGCAGCGGTGCCTTATCAGGGCGTGGCCTATGTGTGCGCCAGCGCCTATGATCTGGGCAGCAGCGATTACCTGCAGAACCACAGCTTCGAAGTGACCGGCCGCCTGCCGTACCAGGTCGGCTTCATCGACGACGCGAACCCGCGCGACATCCTCGCCGACCTGCTGACCAACGAACATTGCGGCGTCGGTTTCCCGGCCGGCAAGCTGGGCGACTGGGCGCAATTTTCGGCCTACTGCGTGGCGAACGGCCTATTCCTGTCGCCGGCCTATGCCGAACAGCAACCGGCCAACGAGGCCATCACCAAGCTGACCGGCCTGGTCAACACCGCGCCCTATTTCAGCGAGGGGCTGCTGAAATGCACGCCGCTCGGCGATGTGCAGATCACCGGCAACGCGGTCACCTTCACGCCTCACGTCACGCCGCTGTACGACCTGACCGACGACGACTATCTCGACACCGACGAACCGGTGCGCGTGATCCGCAACGCCAGCGCCGACGCCTTCAACCAGACACAGGTCGAATACGTCAACCGGCAAAACCAGTACAACGTCGAAATCGCCGAAGCGAAAGACCAGACGGCCATCGACACCTATGGCCTGCTGACCGCCGAGCCGATCGCCGCGCACGAGATCGCGCGCACCGAAGTGGCGCGCGCCGTGGCCCAGATCAAGCTGCAGCGCGCCCTGTTCATCCGCAACGAATACGAATTCCGCCTCGGCTGGAAATACGCGCTGGTCGAGCCGACCGATATCCTGACGCTGACCGATGCCAGCCTCGGCATGGACAAGGTGCCGGTGCGCGTGCTGACTGTCGAAGAAAGCGAAGACGGCGGCTTTCTGATGACCGCCGAAGACTTCCCCGCCGGCACCACGTCGGCGGCCACCTACGCCTCGCAAGATGGTGGCGGCTACACGCTCAACACCTACATCACCCCCGGCCCGGTGAATACGCCGGCCATCTTCGAGCCGCCGAACAGCCTGACCGCACCCGACCTCGAAGTCTGGGTGGCGGTAAGCGGCACGGTGCCCGAGTGGGGCGGCTGCGATGTCTGGGTCAGCGAAGACAACGCCACCTTCCGCAACATCGGCCGCGTCGTCAATCCGGCGCGCCACGGCACGCTGTCGGCGGCGCTGGCCACGGGCAGCGACCCCGACATCACCAACACGCTGGCGGTGAATCTGTCGCTGTGCCGCGGCGCGCTGGTGCCCGTCTCGCAAGCCGATGCCGACAACGGCAACAGCCTGCTGTGGGTTGATGGCGAAATGATCTCATACCAGAACGCCACGCTGACCACGCAATATCACTACAACCTCACCTACCTGCGCCGCGGCAGGAATGGCACGGCCATCGGCGCACATGCCAGCGGCACGCAGTTCGCGCGCCTCGACGATGCGATCTTCAAATACGTTGTACCGCGCGACCTGATCGGCCGCCCGATCTGGCTCAAGTTCACCAGCTTCAACATCTTCGGCAATGCCACGCAGCAGCTCGCCGATGTCACGGCCTACAGCTACACCATCCTCGGCAACCGCCCGGCCGGCCTGGCCTCGCTGTCCGGCACCGGCGGCATGTTCCTCAACCAGATCGGCTGGACCTTCGCCGCGAACCAGTACGACCGCGACTTCATCGAAATCTGGGGCGGCACCACCAATAACCGCAACGCTGCGACGTTGCTGACATCGCAAAAAGACCCGACCACCAGCTGGAAGCACCCCGGCCTGCCGGCAGCGCAGCAGTGGTTTTACTGGGGGCGCGTGGTCGATACCTCGGGCAACCAGTCCGACTACTTCCCGGCCAGCCCGACCAACGGTGTGCCGGCAACGACATCGTCGGATGCGGCGGAAATGCTCGACCTGCTGCAAGGCCAACTGACCTTGGCCGAACTGGCGCCCGAGCTGGCGAACCCGATCGGCAACATGGCCACCAGCTATGTCATGGTCGCCGACGTCGACGGCAAAATCACCGGCATGCGCCTCGGCGCGGATGCCGAAGGCTCGACCAATATCGTCATGCTGGCCGACAAACTCACCTTCGTGCAGCCGGACGGCAGCGGCACGCCGCAGCCGGTGCTGACGGTGGGCATGATCAACGGCCAGCCGGCGCTCGGCTTCGCCGGGCATCTGCTGGCGGCGGATGGGTCGTTCTCCGGGCAGTTGCTGGCGGCGACGGGCACCTTCACCGGCGCGCTGAGTGCGGCGAGCGGCACCTTCGCGGGCGCGCTGAGTGGCGCGACGGGGACGTTTTCCGGGGTGCTGTCGGCGGGGG